TCCAAGTTCAAGAACATTCTTGGATGCATGAGGTACTAAGTTTAGCAATTCGTGGTTGATGTTGATGTATTGCTTGAATGACATCATTCACCTACGAGCATAAATTTTATTTGGTTTACTTGTTTCGTGCGGAATGAGCGCCATTCCTTGAGGTCAACATCAAACACTGCGATGCTGGTAGTCGATACTTTGCGTTCCTTCTTATCCTCGGTCACAGGTTCCGGTGGCAGCATCTTAGGATTCAGAGTACATTTCATCGTTCGTTCAGTGCCATCTACCTTGTTAAAAGATATTTGCACAACGTTAGTACGAAGAACACTTTTGATCCATGTGGCGAAGATTTCCCAGTCTGCGTCTGACCAATCAGGTCGAGGGTTCGGCCCTGCAGGCATAATGTCGCTCATTTGTTCCACTCTTTCTTTGCTTCGGCCCAGACTGCTCTGGGGTTCATCACGCACCACGCACTGATGATAAAGGGTGCCACCATAATCAGCAGCACCTTTTTGTACCAGGTTAGTTTCATTTTTCTTTCCAAGGTGTGAAGAATGCCTTTTCCTTGGCTTCATCTGTCCAAGCCATTGTGTAGGCATTATCTTCATCACAAATCACAAGTGCTTCTTCCTTAGTAACTACCCGATGAGACACAATCTGTTCTCCGAGGTGCTCTTGGCTGAACTCATGTGCTTCTTCCATTGAAACTGTATCAAGTGCCCACTTTGCCTTACCTTTAGGAACTTCAACCACATAACGCTCACGGAAAGTACTGACGCACTCTACAAGGACCCACTCTGTGGGCTGCTTGACCTGCTTGGTGAGGGAGAAACTGCCATCCTTGTTGTCAGTCCAAGTAAGTACATCACCTTCAGTCCAACCAACATTGGTCATCATGTTCTCAGGGAACTCAATGAACATTTCACCGTCTTTGTCCTCTTGAACGTCGATCACATATGACTCAGAGTTGCTGACAACTTCTGCTACGGTGGTGTCTACCAGTGTAGGTGCTTTTATCTCTGGCACCTTCTTCACTGTAGGTTTAGTCGCTGGCTTTACGGCAGGCATTGCCGGTACCTTCTTCGGAGCAGACTTTGCTGGCACCTTCTTGACTGCGGGCTTCGCTGGCACAACTGGCACAACGGGAACTTCTTTACTATCGGGCTTCTTACTCATGTTTTTTCCTTATTAATTGACTATCATTCTGAAAAGACCAACGCTGTCTATAGTCACCAACAGCAGATAATTTGCTACCATACCAAAAGATCGACGGCTATACGCACACCAACCAAACATACAACACTGAAGCATAAAAATGGGATACAGTATAATAAGAGGCGGATGCGGTACAGTGAGCGCCATAGTAACCGAGCATCCGATAGAAAGAGCCCAAGCCGCAATTTCAACGACAAAACGAAAAGGGTGAGTCTTATAGTCATCGGAGATCCATGTTCCTATTTTCGAAAAAAGATCATTCAATTTGGTACCAATACAATTCTATTACAGTTACACGCAGGATCAAGCGCGTTAATATACTTATATCCGAATGGTGGTGCCGGTAAAATTGTGGGCTGAACGTAAGTAGGTTCAACCACTACTGGCCGAGTGGATTCAATGGTAAGGATTGTTCCGAGGATGATCGCAGGAAGAATCCAACCATCATTGACACGCCACACTGCTTGTGGGTGAGGTTGCACATGCCTATTATGATTGTTGAACCGATAATCAGGGCGGTGAGGACCACACCCAATCTTATGGTCTACCCCACGCCTGCAATCAGGATTGGCAAGAGCCGGAGCACTTACCGCAGCAACCAGTGCCAGAGTCAGTAGTAGTTTTTTCATGTTGTAGTCCTTTAATAACTTCTCGGAGGGCATCACAAATCATTTCATTGAATGTGATATCACGTTCATGGGCCATCTTCGCCAGTGCAAGGAAGTCTTCATCAGACAACTCAATCGGCACTTGGATCCGTTTGTCAAACTTCTCACCATTCATAATAGCCTTTGCCTTTTCCAAAAAGTCTTCCTCAGTTTCAAGATCGATCCAGTTCACATCGTCCCAGGCATTGTCTTTATCAACGGCGCGCGAACCTGCTTCATCAAACATTGCTTGCTTGGTTTCTGGATTCAGCCAACGATATGGTCGACTGCCCGTATCTTTTATTTCGATTGTGGCTTCGTAGATTTCTTGATCAGTGGTGTTGAAGATTACACTGACATGTCCAAACGCCGTATCGTAATCCAGATATCGTGCCGTTGGGTAGCATTTCCATTGATATTCACTGCCGTCAGTGATGCGATGATCAAGGGCTTCGTTTACCGCTTTCAGTTTCATTTATGATTTCCTTCAAAGTTACAAGTTCGGGTGTCTCCTCTGATGAATCAATTTCCTCTTCTGGAACTTTGACCCACCACAGAATCGCTACAATAGCAACTATTATAGCACAAACTCTATAAAAAAGAAAGTATTTTGGAGAAATCATTACCTAAACGTATTTAGCGATGGGTTGTACCCGCGAATATATTCAAGTTCTCTTGTATGGGCAGCGGCTTTGCCACGGACGATTTCAAGTAATCCGAAGGTGAACGCTTCCGATCCGTATTCGCGGATGTTCTTGCATAGTCCCCAGTCCTTATCCTCAGCCGTGGCGCGTTGTACATGCTTCTGTATTCTCCGACGGAGTGCCACTTTGACAGCGTAGTTCAGCACAGCAAGCCCGACATACTGCTCACCAGTGAGGGTGTTGGTAATGACATATATGGCATGATTTCGGTCATTGCGGCGTTGGCGTTCTGTGATTGTTTCGGACATGTAGTATTTATGCCCGGAACCACCTATTTAGGTTTAGCAAATTCCAGAGCCTTTTTCAATACCTGTTCTTGTCGGTCATACGCATCCATTTCCCACGGAAGTGCTTGGTGTTGCTGGTACGTCAGGTTGTCATCAACTCTGTATTGTTGGCCACGCCAGAAGATCACTCCTGTTTGTGCCCTGAGAAGACCAACATGGACCTGATTTACATGGATCAACTCATGAACCAATGGACCCGGTAGTTCAGTCACATTCAACTGAAAGTTGATCCGGATTCTATTCTTGAATCGGTGTTCAATCGAAGTATTGCCATACACTGAATCACCGAGGTTTGCAAACTGAATTACGATTTCCTTGGGAAGATCAATGACGTTCGCCACAGCAATCGTCAACTTCGTGCAGACTATCTCTCTGGCTGAGTAGTAATCGTCACTCAGGTAACTGAATCGGACCGACGGTGTATTCATAGTTTGTGGTCAACTCATTTTCCCTGAAGATTGCAGCACCATTCTTCAAATGGAACCTACGCGCCATTGGCGTCTTGGGGCTAAGGGTGACGAACCTGGTGACCGTTGGATAGTGTTCGCGGATCCAGGATACTGCGCTGACGAGCAACTCAGCGCCCTTGCCTGGGCGATAACTCCAAATGGTGTAGAAGATCGCAGTAGTGGGAAACTCTGATGTGTTATCAAGATCCGATACCTTTTCGGGAATGGAATCATGAAAACTGACGCACACCATGGCATCAGGAGAGGTGTCATTCTCACTCAGCACCAAAACTATTCGCCCATTGCTCACTCTATAATCAGGCGAGATTTCCGGACGAACCGGATCATCCTTGACAAAGGATAAAAATGTGTTTGTGGTGTCTCGGACGTAGTGTATCATATCCGTATTTATCTATTAGGTGTGAATGTTGTATTACGGGCGCGTGACAGTCGTTTATTGTGGTTCAGTCCAGTACTTATCGCACTCAGGGCATCTGAATTCATACCAATATGAATCGTCTGACTTGCTCCAGTTTCCAGTGTCACTATGACCAGTTTTAACTGCATCCGTATGCGGACAGTTATCCTGTAGTTTGACTAATTCTTCATGCCAATGCTTCTGGTGTTTTCGTATCGTGTCGTATCGTCGTTTAATCTTCATCAATTCATCCCTCCCTCTTCGGTATAAATGTAATAGCGGCCCTCTTTGTGATTCCAATGTCGATTGTCGTAGAAGGTTGCTGACACCTCATAGCCGAACAAACCTAAATCTATCGTTACACCGGCATGATCTGTTCTGTACGACACACGAAAATTAATCTCGACAAGTGTGCGTGAATTCCTACAAACTTCAAATTCCCATGTCTTGTGTTTGGTGATGACACCAAACCGATTGAATAGGTTTTTGAAGTTTTCTTTATACCACGGGTTCGTCAGGCTGATGTGTAGGTTGATCATTTTCTTCTCGCAATGTGGCCTCAAGTAATCGGATCATCTGACGAACTGCGGCGTCGTTCAACGACAATTCCAAAGTAACGAAACCGGAAGTTAACTTTACTATAGTTCGGTTGTCCGAAGTTACTCCGACTGTGTAATGACTATTCGCAACTTCCTTCGTCACCGGTGTTGGTGCAACAGGAACTATATAGTTCGGTCGTGAGAACCACATGTTATTCCCCTGTGCTTGCCAATAAAATACGAGCCAGGCGTTTCACTGACTTCGGTGAGAGCCTGAGCGTCATTTGTAGTGTTCCTGCTTGGAGCCGCAGTAGAGTATGATCATCCTCAGTTACAGCAACAAAGTATCCTTCATCAGGTGCTTCATACGCATGAATGACCTGATGTGGTTGTTCTTGTGGTTGTTCAATGTGTTCCATTACATGTTCATTTGGTGACATTGGTGTCTCATCATGTGTCATTGGTTGTTCCATTACATGTTCATTTGGTGTCTCATCATGTGTCATTGGTTGTTCAATGTGTTCCATTAAATTTTCATTTGGTGTCTCATCATGTGTCATTAATGTCTCGTTCTGTATTTCTAGTTCTGCTAATTGCACGAACCAGTCTGGATTAGAAAGCGACGGTACATGTTCTACTTTCGGTTCTTCCTGAGGTTCTACTTTCGGTTCTACTTTCGGTTCTTCCTGAGGTTCTACCTTTTCATGTTCGTCTGTTTTTACAAACCATGTTGGAGGAGTCGGTACTTCTTCTGTTGTTTCAAACCATTGCACCGGTGGTACAAAGGGTTTCTTATTTTGTTCGGGCTTCTTTTTAAAAAATGCGCGCCATGTTGCCATAAAATTTCTTTCTAAAAAATTGGATTTCATCCAATGATACCAGGTTAAGCCTTACCTGGTAGAGTCAGATAACCGAGATAGTTCTTCAATCCTTCTTCGGTGATATCCGGTGGCAATGAATGAACTCGATATCCGTCGTCAAAGAGTGTCTTGGCATACACTTTGTTGTAAAAGAAAGCCGCAACGACTCCTGCAAGGCCGTATGTCAACAGACCGGCAATCAGCAAACCAAACCCCCATATCCAATCTTGTCGGAACAGCGCGGGCCATCCACCAAAACATAATACTGTCCATGAAAATCCGATCGGAGCCTTCTTCACTTCTACTCCGTTTGTCAATAATACCGTTGTGTATGCCATTTTATTTCCTTTGTTATGGTATGTTTATTTAATCTGCGCGAATGTAATGCTATAGTTTCGGTCCACACTCAATGTGAACTGTTCGGTCACTTGGGGTGCCACCAAAAGCCGTGGTAGATGACCTATATTCAGTTGACCTCAATCCGGCGGCCTCGCACTTATGGACTTCGGCAATTATTTCATCATTTGTCATCCGCTTGTCTGTCTGCGTAACAGGGGCAGATACGACCGGACATTTTGTTTCTGTTGGCCATATTGCCAGCGCAATTCCTGAAACTACAGATGCGCTAAGAACAGCAGCACACACAAAAACAATTGTCTTTTCTTTGATTCCCATTTCACCAGTTTCCATTATATTTTCCCTGATAGTAACGCACGATAAAAGGTCTGAAATTCTTGTGGCATTCTGTCTTCCGGATAAGCAGAGAAGCGGCGAATGATTGTGGCGCGAATTGCGTCTTTACGTTCTTTGTCGCCGGCTTCGTATTCGTTCCTTAAACTTTGAAGATCCTTCGCCATACCCGTTTGATATTGCTGCATGGTAACTGACACTTGATGATCCAGTTCCACATGACGCGGACTAAAGAGACCTGTCTGTCGTAAAACGAGATTGAAGCCTGATATCAGGATGAATCCCAATATAAAGGCCCCGATGATTGTCAAAAATGTTTTCATTTTAACATGGGGCCGAAGCCCCATTCAGTTTACTTAGCAGTCTTGCCCTTAGTGACAGACATATCAATACCAAGTTCGCGGGCTGTTCGTGCAGTCAGCATTTCGACCAGAGCCGTAGCGCCGTTTCCTCCGCTGCCAGTTCCGTTACCCATAACAACTTGCGGAGACCATGCGCCCGGCAGTGCTTTTTCAATCGCCTGAGCATACGCCAGATTGATTTCGACAGCAGCAGCCAACTTCACATCCAACGCACCGTCAGCGTTCATTCGCAGAGTCTTGGCTTGTGCATCACCTTCACCACGAAGAATTTGCTCACGCTTGTATTGTTCAGCGACTTTCGCCCGTTGTGTTGCCACAACCACGTCTTTTTCAGCCAGAGCAATTTCCTTGGCGTTCACTGTTTCTTGTTCCCACTTAGCCTTGGCAGCAGTTGCCTTACCTTGTTGCTCAGTGGTGATCGCATCTTGTTCGGCCTTCTTTGCGTTGGCGATAGAGATTTGAACACCTGTCGTTGACTGTTGACGTTGCTTGATCTGGTCTTCAACGATCTGGTCGTACTTGATTTCGTTGATTGAGACCGGTTGCAAAATGATGCCATACTTCGTAATCTGAGAATCAGATTCACGCATCGGCTGACCCTTTTCATTCATCGCAATCTGCACCACAGCCACTTGCTTATCAGCACCGGTGATCGGATCCTTCTGCGTCACATTAACTGTCTTTGTCAGATACGGGCCGTGAATCAACTGATCGTCAATGTACTTCGGAATTTCAGGACGCTTTTCAGCACTGGATTCTGTGGAACTCATTGTGGGTCCGACGTTGTAAATGACCTTCTGCATCGACGGGCGAATCAGTTGTTGCTCAATGGCGCCGATTGATCCGAAGTCCTTATGAAGCGCCACAATCTGTTCGTGCTTCAAAGGCATCTGCCAGTTCACTGTGCCCGAGATGTTGCCGTGACCACCGTCATTGAATCGAGTGGAGATAGATTCATCAGTTGTCTTGCCCTGATCTTTCACAGAACTAAACGAGAATTGATCGCGCCGTTGATATGTGGTGACTTTGCCGAACGATTGGGCTTTCCAACCGGGTTCAGTAAAAGTATTCAGGTCGCCGCCAAGCGCCTGAATCACCATGAGATTCTTCGCATCAAGATTTTCCACCAGCATTGGCATACAGATCAGAAGCGCGAAAAAAGCGATTCCTGAAAGGGCGCCAGTAAGAATTCGGCGTGGAGTAATTACGGGAGAGTTCATGTATTTTTTTCCTTGGTAACATGATTATGACTTGACTGCCGAATCGGCAATCTGCTTTTCAAGAGCGACTTGCTCTTGATTTAACGCGAACAGGCGCTTCCTCAAGCGGATCAGTTCGGTTTTTTCTTCTACGTCATGCTCGGCGGCCTCGACTTCAACAAGAAGCGGAGTAACCTTGCGGAACATAGGAAAGAAAGGGGTGCTGAATAGGAAGGGCATCGCCACTTGAGTCAGAAACACAATGAAGATCACAAGTGCTACAAGCCCACCAACTAATTCTAAAAAGATCATATAAACTCCGTATGTAAGAGAACGCACAGTATAGCATTTATTGGATTAAAATGCTATGTATCTGGGTCAGTAATTGTCCCACGGGGAACCGTTGATTGGCTTGGATTCCTCTTTGGGGTCATAGGTCCATCCCAGTTCACGCATCATCTGGTGCTTGACCAGAAGATTGGGCTGGCGATATCGCATGGTGTCAGAGAATCCCAACATCACGCCGATTTCGGTCACTGCGCCTGAGCGACAGATTCCTGCTGTGCAATGAACAATGACATTCATATCCAGTTCCAGAGCATGTTGAAGCAGGCGCACCAGATTGCTGGCTTGAGCCTGACTGCAACGGAACACTGGATCATAAACATGATCGTCCTTTTCAACATCAAGGAATTCGAAGTGATGGACTTCGGCGAAGTCGTGCTTAGGATCGGGCACCCATCCAGCTGGATCACTGATTTGGATCAGCATTGAATTTGCTCCGGGGTCCTTGTAGCACTGCCCTGTATTGATATCACTGGCAGCACAGTTTTGAATGAATGGCATTTTTGACTCCTATGCACTATTATAGCACAAACGAGATTAAATGTCAATCTATTTCCGACCGATAATCATATAACGGTCATATCCCCAATTGTAGTAGGTGATGTTCTTCGTATCAAGGAAGAGCGTTTCCTTCATCGGAAATCGTGCCATAAAGGTCTGAATGTCCGGATTCGGTTGCTTGATCAACCACGGCTCTTCGGGGTCAGTCATGTTGCTTGACTGAATACAACACAGGGTTCCACTTGGGAGTTTATCAAACCACGCATTATTGTCAAAATGTTCCACTGAGCAGTTTATCACCGTGTCAGTTACCGGGTCCATTGTCAGTATGTCGTTGGCGTCCACGGTGATGTTCTCAACTCGGTCCCAGGCATCCGTTATTTTGTTGGCGATTTTGATTGCATCTGGATCCATATCCAGATTGTAGATTGTTTGGTAATGTTCAGGGCGTCGAGTCAACAGCATGAATCCAAGGACGTTGAACCATCCACCGAGGATGAACAAATTGGATTGCGGTTCCAAGTATTGTTCCAGTTCCTCACATAGCCATATCTTGCTGACAATCTGTCCGTGACTAAATGCGTCTGTGTTAATGTTCATGTTCTATTTATAAAGGTGTCCCAGCAACTCCACCACAGAGTTCTGGGACCGGGCTATTAATCCATTCATCCAATGTCTTTCACGTTTGGGCACATTAGAAATGCCCTATGATTCAACAAGTCGGCCGTAAGGTTCCTTGAGGTTCGATCATAAGCAACCTGCCAATTATGGATTTGACAGTTCCCACTTCACATAACCGAAAAGTGTACTCGGAGTTATACTAATGTTCCTACGTCATACTTCGGCGTTTTGGTCCTGATGTACCATCTTAACAAAGCCAATTCAGATTCGTGCTTGGTGCCGTAGCAATGCCGTTGCCACTGTGCTTTACCAAACCACCAATGATCGCCGTCTTTGTCTAACATGGTCCAATAAAATAATCCGGATTTTCTGTACGCATATGATCCTTCGGCGAATTGAACCAGATGCGGTTTGAATGGGTTATAGATTTTCATTTCTTTTTCTCCACAAGTGCTTTGACTTTCCAGTAGTCCGTCTGGTCAAGTGTGCTGGTAAGACTACCATCCTTATTTTTAACCCAGTGGACTCCGCTGGTGTTGATCCCTTCAGCAATATTTATTCGAAGTGCCTGTAATTCACTCAAAGACATTTTACTGAGGTCCACCTTAGGGACAACTTTCTTTGCCTTTAAGGCTTTCTGAACTACTTCCGGACTGACCAAAGGTGCCTTCTTCGAGGTATCAACTATTTTCTTTTTCATCGTGTATCCCAAATATCAGTAGGTTTAATAAATTGCGGAAATTCTACTCGATGTTGTAGCATCAGTGAGTTCAGCGCCAGGAACACTCTCAAAGGAAATCCCTGACGTTTACCGTCTCGGACATCAGTGAATAGTTTGTGCAGATAATCATGGCATTCTTGATTCCCCCACAGCAAAGTGATGATCTTTGCTATATGGGGGAAAGAAGATTTGACAACCCCTATATCAGAGAGGTCAAACATATTACGCCAGGGCGTACCTGTCCGCCATTACAGCCTTCAACATAATCGCTTCTGGTGTGAAGCCATCGTTGTCGCCGGACAGAACTGCCGAAGCAATTGCCGGAGAGAAGCCAGAGACCAGAGCCGTTCCGCTCTTGTCGAACTTGACCGGCACGTTAGCACCCGCATGCAGATTCCAGAAAACCACCTTCGGCAGTTCGTATCCAGCTTCTTCGTACTTGCGTTCGATCATCTGGATAGCCGAATCGTCGTGGTTGACACACTGGTCAAACTGCATGTCAGAGAAGATAACCACTGTTCCTGGCATATCTGCTGCTGGCACCTTGTTAGACACCGCAGTGTCAAGGATCTTCTCAAAGGCCTTGTTCAGGTCAGTGTTCATTGCCCAATCAGTCTTGACCATCTGATCGATCTTCTGGTTGATGTTGCCCGTCAACTTGATCAACTCCGGAGAGCCACTGAACGTCAACATACAGTCCTTGAAGGCGCCGCGACCCTTGTCTGCGAAGTACAGTCCCAGGGAGACTGCGATTTCCAAACAAGTCGTTGAACCCTTTTGACCTGCGGTGCAAGTCATAGAACCCGATACGTCAACCAGAGGCAACACAGATGCGTCACCAATGTAGTTCGGCAGAGCCGCCCATTGTGCTTCGATGACATCCAGCTCTTGCTTGGTCATCGTTGTGCCATAGTGACCAATAATACGTCCCTTCAGGACGTCATGTGGGAAGATTGCACCTGCATTGATCTTCACACCATCTTCGCCCTTGACCAACTTGGTCACGTATTCAGCGTATGTCGTGCCGTGACGACCAAACGCCTTCTTGTAGCGCGAGTGAGCCACAGACGGAACGTGACTGTAGTTGATGGTGTCCCACGAACCACTGCACATTGCCGTTTCAACAACGTTGGTCATACCAACCAAAGTCTTGCGGTACTGCTTCGGTGTCATTCCGAAGAACTGACGAATTTCCGCTGCCACTTCGCCCTTACGCGGAGTCCACTTTGCAGCCAGACCGTTCTTTGCGCGAAGCGCATCACCCAACAGAGTGAATGCCTTTTCCTTCAGCGGCTTCGTCTTGAAGACCAACAGGTCATCAAAGCGGCCCAGTTCCGGAATCTTGGCCAACAACTTTGCAGCCGCGTCAGGGTTTGCCGTTTCCAGGTGCGTCAGAATTTGACGGAATACTTCGCGTTCACCTGCACCACCACGGGCGTCACGCGCCCAGGATGCGATACGCAGAGCGAGGTCATCGTTCTCCACGAAAGCCGCAGTAAATTGCGGGATGATGTTCTTACCACGACTGGCGCCGATTGCGAAAAAGAGGTCTACACAGGCGTTAGCCGTAGACTTGCGAGCCTTCATACCGTTCGTGGTACGGGCTTCCTGGTTTGCGATTGCGTTTACAAATGCGTTCATTTTGATTTCCTTTACAGATTAATGTTTTGCTATTTCAGTGGCATAGCTGCCGGTTGCTGAATTAATCTTATCTAACTAAGTGCTTATTATAGCACCTTTCTTCTTTGTTGTCTATGTCCAGTTTACCCAAAATAAGCAGTTCTATCCAACTAAGCCAAGTGCCTTTTTGTATGTCTTTTCGCACTCGGCCCAATGTTTTCTAAGCCAGGGATCCATTGAAATGAGCGGTTTTTTTATAACTGTGGTGTTCCAAGGTTTCAGGTGTACTACTGAGTTCCAACCACCGATTCGGGCCCTGACAGAGGACCTCTTCTTAAACTCATCACTGAATTCCTCGGCCCAATCTCTGTTGAAATCTCCATTGTTCCATGTCCACGGGTTTTCCCAGGTGTAGTATTTGTCAGAATTCCGTTCGAATTCACTCTGAAACCCTGCCCCACTCCGGTCAATGGACAGTGCTTGCATAATTGCTTCATCCAAAGGAAAGTCTGCACCAATGATTGTCTTGGACCACGCATCGATTGTCTCTTTCGTTTCATACGGCAGACCACATATAAATGCCCCGCAGGTACCCACATCTGGCATCCTTTCTTTGAATGTATACAGTTCCTCTACCACTTTTTCGGAATCTAAACCTTTTCCTATGCATTTAGCCGATCGGGAATTTAATGTCTCTATTCCGAAAAAACACCCGGTCATTCCGCTGTCAATTAACATTTGATATTGTTCTGGCTTAGAACGAAGTAGATCAATTCTGATGAAACAACAGTATTCTAACTTGAACGGCAATGACTGTACTACGTCAGCAAGATCCTGTAGTTTCACATTATTATCATTATGTGTAGAATCGACTATGCTATATCTGGTTACCCCAAACTCATTGTAGTTCCGGATAAATTCGTTTTTCATGGCATTTTTAGATTTCATGTAGTCGTTTTTCTTTTTCCCCAATAATGGATAAGAACAGAATTTACATTTGAAGATACATCCGCGCGCCAGTTCAATAGGAAGTGGTTCGTCTGATCTTATATTATCAGATGGATGGAATATCGTTTCACTGTTAAAAATATCAAACTCAGTGGAGGCGTATCTGATAGGAAGTAGACGCCCTGTGAGTCGGGATAGATATTGTAAGAGCGCGTGTTCGCCCATTCCTGTTATTGTCAGATCCACTTTCTCAGTCAGTGCAGGTGTAGGTTGAAAAGTCATCCCCCCGCCGATTACTATTTTGATAGTCGGGTTAACCTTCCGAGCAAAGAAAATCAGTCTTGATATCAATCCCCAAGCGATGTTAGGGTTATGATCGTACTCAAACATGTTAAAGAATGTTGTGCTGATACCGAGTACCAGAGTATCCTTGCCGATGGCAGTTGAGTATAGCCAAACTAATTCTTCATTGTTGAACTTGGAAATCTTGTCAATGACTTGGCAAGTATAACCCGACGATCTGATATCAGACGCAAGGCGATATGCTCCTAGACATCTTGTATAGTCATGGTCCGCGAGGATAAGAACATTTGTGTTTTGTTGTATCATAAATTAACAGGATGATGTAGAATGATTTATTTTATTTTCTGGACGAATATCTCGCGCAAATTAACACGCTGTTCTACCCTCGTCCCTAGCAATGATTCGGCGTTGCCCTATTCACATTGTTTCTGCGTGACACATATCGGTCTTTCACCGCGTCAGCTACTCCGTCTGCGCTCTGCATTTTCTAGTGAGGCTCAACTGGCTAACCGCCAATCATCCTCATACAAAGTAAAGCCTCCCGGCCACATTCTATAGCAATTGCTGTAGTTTTTAAATGCTGTATTCATCCTAGTTCAACAGGTTAGTGTTTAGCGGCTATTTTAACCAGGGCCACAACTCCTGGGCGAGAGAACCGTCTGCCCTGCGGCGTGTCAATATCTGCTTCAAAGCCCTTTCAGGCTCCACAAATACTGCGCGACAAGTCCTTTCAGATCATAGTTTGATTTTGCTGAACCTAACCTAAAAATAACAGGCTCGTTATCTACTTTTTGTTTTTATCGAGGAGAAAATCGAAAATCCTCTATCTACAATATACTCGGAGTTTGATGTCCGAATAAAAGTAGCAATGCGTAGTTTTATGGTGTTGCTGCACCGAGCCTAAATTTAACAGAATCGTTTGTGAAACTTTTTACAAGGTTTCCACTTGTTCGTATAGTCTGGCCCTTCGGCGAGAGTCATACAGTTCGGATTTTATATGCTGTACCGATTCTAAATGCTGTTTATTTATCTATTGTATCAGAAAAGATGCTTTTAGTCATGCTTTTTGGGTCAGTTCGTCTGCCCACTTTCTTCAGGTAATCACGACCGACAAAACCCTGCTCAATCTCTTTGAGAGCCTTGACCGCAGGACTGTTCTTTGTGGTGATGAACGGAAGATTTCCGCGCTTTAGTTCTCGGGCGCGAATGGATGCAATTAGCACCAGGTCATACCGATTACCAATCATCTCTTTTGCTTCTTCTGCGCTGAGTCCCATGTGAGTCCTTAGTGTGTAAAGAATGTATTATACACTGGAATCAGGTAAAAGTCAATCTATTTCGGGTAGGATAGTGCCCGGATCAGTTTTACCCAAAGCGTCGAATCCCCATTTTCTCTCGGCGCATGAGTAGCACTCACCACATGGATCATCGGATTGGACATTGCATGATCTTGTATACGGAATCAAATCCTCACATCCAAGTTGATAGATGATGTCAAGAATCTGGGGCTTATGGAGGAAGAGGAAAGGTGCAGAAAATACCTTACCAATTGGTGTCCACCCATAATCAATGATTAGCTTCTGGGGGAATGGGCGAATTTCGTCGGGAGCCATTCTGTTTATGCCCATGTAGGTGACCATATTTG